CGAAGCGATCGGGTTCCTGAATCGCCGGCGCGGCGCTCAGGGGGGTGAGCAGCCAGATGCGCAGGCTTCCCTGCACCATCGTGATCGCAAAGGCGGCGTCCAGTGAATCCACCAGGGCTCGCGCCCCGCCCGCGCCGGCGCCGACCGGCATGCAGATGTCCACCTGGAACGTGCCCTGGCGCGAGCGCCCGCTGCCGTCCACGAACAGGTGCTTGGCCTGGTGCGGCAGCAGATGGGCGCGCACGTAGCGGCCCGCAGGCGGCGTGAAGGCGACGTTCTGCCAGGCCACCGGGACAGCCGGGGTCTGAACGTCCGCCCACGCCTTCAGGGTGGACTCGAACGCTGCGGCGATGGTGGCGTCGGACATGGACGATTAGCGGCGCCTGGCCTTGTTCGGCTTGGTGATCTTCAGATCGGGTCGGCCGGGCTCGTGCTTTTCGTGGATCTGGACGGGCGCCGAGGTCGGTGCGGGCGTGGCAGCCGGCACGAACACCCCGGAGAAGCCTGCGTCAATCGGCGCGGCCGGGGCCGGTGCGGGCGGCTCGGGCTTGTCCTCGGACAGCCGCTCGATCCACACGGACCCGTGCAGCACCTTGCCATCTTTCAAGATCACCACGCGGCGGAATTCGTCGGCGGTGTGCCAGCCGGACACTTCCAGGTCGTTGACGGTGACGCGGCGCGGCCGGCCGTCCAGGTAGGACGGGTCGGCGGGGTCGGTGGAGATTCTCACTTGGCGATCACCTTCCTGACGTGTTCGTCGAACTCGGCTGCAGTGGTGCGGACCATGCCGGCGGGCGCCTGCTTGGAGAAGCCGCCAGCGGTCTTGCCCTTGCCCTTCTTCGGCGGGTTCGGGTAGCCGCCGTACTCCAGGGTCCGGATGTAGGGCAGCCCGTTGGCCAGGTACACCACACCGCCGGCAGGCTCGTTAAGCGCCTTGGCCGCCTCTTCCTGCCCGCGCGCCTGGTTCGTGCTTTCCGTGGTCGTCGCGTCCGGCGCGCCGCGGCTGACGTTCCAGTTCGCACGGGCCCGTCCGGTGTCGACCGGCGTCTTCTGCACCACCGCGCTGAACACCTGCAGCGTGGACTTGCGCACTGTGGTGTCGAGATCGGCTTTCACCTTGGCGGCCAGTTGCGCCAACTGGATGGAGAAGGTGCTCACTTGGCGCGCTTCCACCGGCGCTTGACCACCGCTGCCAGGCCCTGCGGCTGGCCTGCTACGCGCACCTTCGGCCGGCAGAAGTGGCGCTCGTGGTAACCGATCTCGACCTGCTGCTTGAGCGAGTAGTCGCGGATCGTCAGACCCCACAAGGCGACTTCCTTCTCGATCTTGGCACGCCGTTCGCTCAACTTGCTGGCCATCAACGTGTCGACCAGGGCGCGCAGATCGCGCACCTCGCGCTCGACGGCCTGGAGCTTCAACTCGGCCGAGGGCAAATCTCGCTTCATGCTCTCACCTGCAGTTCGTAGATGACCGCCTCGCCGGCCGGCGCCAGCGTCTTGGCGCGGATGGTCGTGTAGCTCCTGGCGCGCCAGGACAGCACCGAACCGGGCTTCGGCTCCGTAATGCCCACCGCGCTGAGAAAGGCCTGCTCGTCGCCGGCCAGGATCATGGTTCCGTCGACGAACTTGTCGGCGTAGGGGAAGACCGCGGCGGTCACGGTGTCGACCGTGGGGCTCGCCGGCGTGGCGTTCCCGCTGGTCGTGTCGTAGGTCGGAGCGGTTGGCGCGGGCGTAGTCAGCGTCGTCTCGGCGCCGAACTTCGCCAGCAGGCGCTGCACGGTGGCGCGGGTTCGGGTGTAGTCGAAGCTCATTCCAGCTCCAGCGTGTCGATGCCGTTGCCGCAGCCGTTATCCAGGGCGCAGGCCACTTCCACCGCGCGCCGCGCGTCGTACCCGAGGTACATGGCCGCCAGGGCGTAGTCGCGGCCAGACCCGATGGCGTCGAATCTGTCCAGGTGCACCTCTGGGTACGGGGTGTGGAGGTATGCCAAGCTCTCGCCGCGGTCCCCGATGAAGATGCAGCCCACCGAGTCATCGCCTCGCTGGAAGTCTGGATAGTCGGCCGGATCTCTGCCGTTGCGAAACCATTCAAGGAATGCCATGGCGCGAGAACCGTCTCCGGCAAAACCCACCATGCCGCCTGGCACGCGGAAGATCTTGGTCAGCGTGCGACGGTAGCCGCAGTTCGTGGCAGCTCTGTCGGCGGCCAGCGTCTTGCCATCCCAGGCAATGACCGTCATGGCTCAGGCCCTCTTGACCTTCAGCGAGTTGCCCGACCCGTCCAGGAACGGCGCCAGCATGGCGTCGATGGCCGGGAAGGTCTTGGACTGCCGCGCGCCGTCGGCGTACTTCGTCGTGATCGGCCCGACCGTCTCCTCAATTACCGGAGCTGCCAGATCCGCATTGAGGTCGCCGTCAATCGCGCGCAGGGCGAGCTCGGCGCAGGCTCGCTGCACCTGGACGGGCACCGCATCGGCCGGGTAGTAGGCCAGCAGCTGCGCGCCCGCATAGGACGCATCGCGGATCGGCACCTCGTAGCGCGGCCAGTCCAGCGCCTGGGTCGTGCTCACACGCCAGCCGGCCCAGCGGTCACGGTAGACGGCCATGTAGTCGGTGGCGCGGCGCAGGTAGGCCTCACGGGTGGCGTCGTCGGCCACCGCAGCCCAGGCTGCATTCGCCCGCGCCGCGTGATAAGCGGTAGCGTCGGCGGCCGAAATGTAGGCTTCCGCGTTCGCCTTGCCGGTGCCGTCTTCGACTTCAAGCGCCATTCGGTTCTCCTGTGCCGCCTCTGCAAAGCGCCCAGGCGGGCGCTTCACGCAGGATGCTCAGACCAGCTTCCAGCCGGCCTGCTCCATCACTTCGACGGAACCGTTGTTGCGCACTTCGGTGCGAACGCCGTCCTTCTCCATGACGACCTCGTCCGGCTTCGCGCCGGCCTGGTCTTGCGTTTCGTCCGGCTTCGCGCCGGCCTGGTCTTTGGCTTTGGCCATTGAGGGCTCCAGTGATGGAAGGAAGGAGCCGGAGCCCGAAGGCCCCGGCCAGCCCGGCATCAGCCGAGCAGCGTGGCGATGTGCTCGGGCTTGATGACCGCGGTGCCCCAGGCCATGCAGACCTCGATCTTCACTTGGCGGTACTGGCGGTAGATGCGCACTTCGAACGTCAGGCCCGTCACCGGGTCCGCGATCATCATGGCGTCGTCGGCCGAGTCGCCGCCTTCCGGCACCGCCGGGGCACGGCACGCCAGCACGATCGCGTTGCGGTTGAACGCGAAGTTGCCGGTGTAGTTGTTGCCCACGGTCAGCGCCGTGTTGTCGGCCAGCGCGGCCAGCAGGCCGGGCTTGTTCAGCGTCACCACGTTGGACGCCAGGGCGCCGCCCACGACGTACTTGTTGGTGTCGCCGGTGGCAGTCAGCACGTCGCCGGCCAGGATGGTGCCGGTGCCGGTGTCGACCGTGATCGCCTTGTCGCCGACGGAGTAGCCGGCGCCGTTGTTCACCAGGAAGCCGGAGCCGGTGCCCTTGGTGTGCGCCACGATGCCGCCCGAGTAGCGCACGGCCATGTTCTGCAGCAGGTCGGTCATGCCGCGGCGCAGCATGTCGGACGAGCCGGCCTCGTTCACCTTGAACAGCACCGACTGCTTGCCGCGCAGGTTGGCGATGGAGGCCGAGTTGAACACGATCTGGCGGTCCTCGAGCGGCGCGCCGTTGTCGTCCAGGATCTTGGCCACGCCGGCCAGGTCGGACAGGTCACCGGCGGTGCCCAGCGGGGTCGTGCCGGCGGTGCCGTAGGCACGCGAGGCGCCCTGCTTGGCCGCCACGGCCAGGTCGACTTCCATCGAGTTCACGATCTTGCGCATCGCGTCGGTGAACTGGTCGGCCAGGATGGCGTTGTAGGTGCCGGTCGAGCCGACAGCCTTCTGCTCCTCACCGTTCCAGCGGATCGGCGCCGCCTTCGACTTGGTGATGGTCACGTCGGCGTAGTCGACGGTCGTGTCTCCGCTGTTGGCCGGGGTCGCGCCGGGCGTGATGTCCTCCAGGGCGCCGGCCGAGCCGATCGGCACGCGCACGGTCTGGTTGACAGCGGCGCGCTCGGCGTTGCTGTTGCGGTTGACGGCGGGGATGAAGCCGACCATCTCGCGCGAGACGCGGTTGAGCGCCTCGTACAGGGTCGGGATCATGCCGGTGAGGGTGTTTGCCATGATGGGTCTTTCTGAAATGAAAAAGCCCGCTCATGGCGGGCCGTGGGTTGGGAACAGGGGTTGGGTCAGTCGACGATCGTGACCGGGTCCTTGCCCGTCACCGCGGCCGCTCGCGCGGCGTGGTCCAGGGCGTCGAACTGGGCACGCGTCATGGTCCGCTTCCCGCCAGCACCTCCACCATTGCCGCCAGCGCCGCCGCCGGTCGCGCCCGACGCCTTCAGGATCATCTCCTTGTGCGGGTAGGCGTTGACCATCACGGCGATGGCTTCCTCGAAGTCGGCGTGCTCGCCGTGTCGCGTCGCGGAGAAGATCGGGTTTCCGCTGGCGTCCATGGGGACCAGCTTGCCGCCCTCCACCTTGAAGCGATCGCCGAAGAACTTCTGCGCGATGTCGGCCGGGATGGCCAAGCGGTCGCCGATGAACTTCGAGCTGGCGAACGAGCCGCCGATGATGCGGCTGTCGCGATCCGCGGTGAGCTGGGCGACCTGGGTGGTCAGCTCACGCTCACGGGCTTCCGCAGCACGCGTGGCATCCGCCACAGCCTGCTTCGCGGACGCCGCGGCCGCGTCCTTGATTTCCTGGACCTTGCCGGCAGTCACGAGCTCGCCGTCCTTGAGGTTCTTGACGGTTTCCAGCGCCTTGCGGGCCGCCTCGCCGTCTTCGATCCCCTCGAATCCCTTGAGCTTCGCTTCTGCCGCCTCTTTGGCTTCGCGATGGGCTTTCGCCTCGCCGTTCAACCGGGAGATGGTGGCGACCGTCGCAGCGGCGTCGTGCGCCACTTCGCGGCCGTCGTCCAGGGTGTAGACGGGCTTGCCGTCCTGGAGA